AATTCTTACCATCTCGTCAATGCCTAATCCCTCTTGCACACCTTGCGTAATAATATCCGTCAACTTCTTTTTAGAAGTCTGCGTCATGTCAGCAATCAACTGAAAACCATAGAGGGCTAAAAATTGCACTATCTGGCTTATAAAGTCAGTATTGAGTCCAAATGGATCTGCCGCTTTGCGAGATTGGTTACGAACTGCTCTATAAGAGGCATTGCCAAATATGACGGCAGTCTCTCTATAAAGTTCGTTCATTATCTTCATTAGCTCATCGCTCCATGCATAGCTACCCATCATAGATAGCGTTGCACTTGGTCCCATGAGTTGCAAGTCTCTAGCCACTTTGCGCATCTCTTTACTGATCGCCTTTTGAAACAAAGAACTATATTTTGTATCAAGACCTCTACGAAGTCTCTCAAACTTGGTCCAATAGGTTTCTCTTTGACTCGCGTTCATCAACACATCTTTGTTTATAGGCTGTCCTCAACTGCTGCATCATACGCATCTCTACTGCGCATTGTCGCTCGCTCTTCTGCTTGGGATATTTCTTCATCGTTTGTTGATGAATCTCCTCGTCTGTTGTTTGCAACGTTATCCATGATAGATCCCATGTCATCTTCTGAGTCTGTTAAATCCGGTGAAATAGAAAGGTCCATTACCGCTTGCTCAATTGGAATGAGACCTTGATTGATGTATGCATATCCAAATGCACCCTCACGCTCTTCGTAGTTCATCGCCACACGCTTCTCGTCAAATGTCAACCAGTTGGCATCTCTGAGTGAGCGTACCATTCTCTCCATGTCTTGCTGCATCTCTGGTAGCGCAGTTATATCGAAGTCGATAAATGCGTTCTCACCGTATCTCGGTACAAGAAATTTATTTAGCTCATCACGAAGTTGGCAACACATCGGAATGATAGTGTTTGTGATAAGGTCACGCATTGCGTTTTGGTAGTTGTTGTAACTCGATGTGTCAACATCGAATAGCACAGCTGGAAGACCAAACACTCGGCACCACTGATGCATGGATAGTCTCATCGTATTGACAAGCTCCATGTCGACACTTGACATACCGAAGTTTAAATAGTCCCAAGGAGTTTGCAGCACTGCCACCTTACCTTTATTGTCAACATAGTTGATGTTCTCGTTTACTGCACGCCTAATGTCATTTGCCTGCTCAATTGTGAAGCTCGGCACCATATTACCCAACGGTCTTGGAGTAATGGCTCCCTTTGCACCGCCATTGCCAGTCATCATCGCTGAGGCATCGGCTGCATTGTTAGACATCAAAAGTGTTTTGTATGCTGCACGAAGTGGTGAAATACCACGAAGGTGCGCACGAGTAGTTGCATCGAACTCTGGAGTCCAACTGCACCAATGCATCACTTGTTCTTTTGGAAGGTCTACACCACCACCTATCTGTAACTTGTATGCCAATATATTGTATACATCGTTTGGATCGGGGTAGATGTCCAAAAATTGCGTAGGGAGTATGTTGAGTTCGCTGAATGTTCCTCCCACTTTACCGTCATTACCATATATGTTTCCTTCTCCCGAAAGGTATCTGTATCCAAATAAGTTTTCAAAGAATTGATCTTGCGATTGATAGTTGTTCGGTTTCTCTAATAAACGCGCGAGTGGAGTACCCATGATGATATTCTCACTGTATGCGTTCTTACGCGCAATGAGTGCTTGCTCGTATGCACCTTTATTGGCTATGCCTTTTGAAAGTTGCTTATAGCGCATGAGTTGCGTTCTTGCTTTCTCGCCCGGATTCAACTCATAGACATACCAAGGAATAGAAGCGCTCTTGCGTGCAAGGAAGCTCACGATTGAATAGACATCGGCATTGCCAAGGTATCCATCGGTCACATAGCTTGCAGTGTTGTAATTTTGAACTAGCGTTGAATTTACACCAACCATTTGCACCGGAGAGGTTGGATAAGGATTTATGCCCTTCTTTTTAAAAACATCAAATAATCCCATGTTGTTATATTGCTCCCCAGGTAACGCTAGGGATTGTTAATTTAGAAAATATTGCATAGCGCATCGCATCAAGTGCGTGATCTGAGAATTTAACTGGTTGGTCTAATTTCATTCCGTTACGATCCGTCTTCCAACGGTAATTTTTTATTTCCTTGAGTAAATTTACGGAATCTTGATGGATAACCAAAGGGTGGCCTTTTATAGTGCGTATCCCTTCCGTTACATCTTTATTGGCTGGCTTTGCGTTTAGACCGTTTCTCACTAGCTCCTCAATCGTCTTTGGCTCCGCAGCATCGCAATAAATCTCATCATACTTCTCCAGACCCAAAGCTAAGATTTTTTCCACTAAGTCATTCGTGGTGAGTTTTGTTTCGTATAGCAGTTCCTTCACATACGCAATGCCGTCATTGAAAACTACCTTGACAAGTGACGATGGATTGTTGAAACCAAAGTCTAGGCCGTACACTGTCTCACCTTCTGGCATCTCCTCTGTTGTCTTCCAATGCAGATAAATAAGGTCTTGACTAAGTCCTCTTTCTCCAAGGCCATAAATTTGCCAATAGTTCGGGTCTGCGTCTTTTAAACGCTCTAACTCATCAATAAGTTCTTTTGGAAGAAATGGATTGTCTCTAAACGTTGTGATATGAAAGTCCGCATCATCACGCGGAATGACATTGTCATAAATCCATGAGGACAGATCAGATGGGTTGTAGTCAATAACTATCTTGCCCTCTGTACGCATAATTAATTGCATCCATGCTTCGTATGAGAGTTCGTTGGCCTCGTTGCAAAAAAGGTACGTTCTAGCTCGACCACGTATCTTCTGAGGTTGATCAGCTGATACAAACTCGATGACATTGCCATTGAGCTGATATATCTGTTCCGTTTTATTGTGATTGTCTTCTGAATAAATACCAAGACGAGTGAGTATGTCTACAAAATCTCTAAGGACCGATCCTTTGATGGATGGCAACGATTGACGAACCACTGTGAGAGTCTTTCCGTTTTCTTGTAACAGCTTTACGATAAACCAAATTAAGATGTTGTAAGTCTTGCCAGAACGCGAACCTCCTTGCATTACCGTTATTCTCTTCTTGCTGTCTTGCAATATTTCAAAGATCTTGTTAGTTTGTAGTTTAGCGTTCATAGTAAGAGTTTAAAAAAATTTCTAAAAAATCAGAATCGTTTTTTGGGTTTGAAAAGTAGGTGTAAAAAGGGGGTCATTATATATAGGTTAAAATTATATAGACAAACATTTAATAGCTACCAGAATTACCGTTCTACCCCGCCAGTCCGAAAAAGTAATTTCTTAAAGTCCCCCCCATTAAGTCCGGCTCATTTTATTACTGTCATCTAGTCATAAATGTTTAAACATTAATTAGACGGTATTATAACTAGTATTATGTTAAATAGAAAAGCATGGCGTTTCGTCAGTTTGTAGCGGCTTCCATGATCTCTACATTGGGCTTTATTACCTCTACTTGTACCTGGTTTAGATTGCCTTCGATCTTGTTCTCAATCTTTTGGGTTGGCAAGCCTATGTAATAGTTCATAAAGATCTGTAACGCCTTAGGATCACCGTCGCCTATCTTCCTTTCTAATACGCGGAAGGCAAGATCCGCCATAGGTTGAAGCCTGGCTATAACTTCTTCTTCCTCTAATCTCTTCTTTCGTCCGGATCCTGGCCTATATCCTCCTTTCTTCTTCTTCTCTTCCCTTTGCTCGATCAACTTATTTAATTGATTATCAGTTATTGCCATAGAAAATTATTTGCTTAGTCAATTGTGTTTTGTTTGTTTTCTGGGATATTAACTTGCTCAATATTATGTGTATGGCCTTTCTCGTCTATTGTTTCGCGCTCAAATATTCTAAGCTTTACCCAGCCGTCTAGGTCGGGCCTTTCTTGAATATATTGGATAAAATCAGCCTTAAATATGTTAAGATATAACGAGTTATCTTTTTGGCCTTTCTTGATATAAAACCCTTTCTTTTTCAATAATACAATATTTAACTTAATATTTTTATTCTGATCACTTTCCACATAAATTGTTGAAAAATAAGTAGTTATAGTATATATAAATAAATATATAAAAATAGTTTAGTTAAAATTTGTTTATTTAATATTGTTTAGACTATATTTGTATAAACAAAACATAAAACAATGAAGAAAGCACTATCAATTAACCCGATCTTATTTGCATCAATTTTTTATAGCATCATTTTTTTAATTAACTATTTAAATAACTAATCATGCAAACTACAAAAACAACCGTTCACGTAACTAGCTACAAAGCTGTAAAAAATTTACTTAGCCAGGGATCAACTAACGCGAAGACAGTAAAAAATGAACTACCTACCTTTATCCTTTACCTGGCACCAGCCGATACAATTTTGACACATAACCTTTGCCCTTTCGCCTCAGCTGGTTGTAAGGCTTCATGTCTTTACTCAGCTGGTCGCGGAAGATTTAGCAATGTGCAACAATCACGAATAAATAAAGCCAAATTTTGGGCATATGATCGCGAAAAATTTTACAATCAATTGGCTAATGAATTACAACAACTTGAAAAAAGAAAAAGCAAAATAGCTATAAGATTAAACGGAACCTCAGACATTGATCATATAGACTTATTATATAGGTATACAGGTATAAATTTTCTTTATTCTAAATATTTAGTATTCTATGATTATACAAAGAATATAAACGTTTATAAAAAGTATTTCAATACCAGCTACAAATTAACTTTTTCAATGTCTGAGACAAATTTTGATCAAGTGCATGATGTATTAAAAATGGGCGGAAATGTGGCGGCCGTCTTCCGTAATTATTTGCCGGATACCTTTATGAATTATAAAGTAATTAACGGCGATCTTACCGACCTAAGAATAAACGATCCAAAAAATGTGGTTGTCGGCCTTATTGCTAAAGGTGACGCCAAAAAAGATACTACCGGGTTTGTTATTAATAACTAAATACAAATAAAATGAAAATAAATACAAAAAATATCGAAATAGATATAAGATCTAAATACAGTGTTTATATTAAAATAGGTCAATGGACGGTATATCTTGATGATGGCACAAAGGAAAGAATTATCACGCATTGGCTTAAAAACAGAAAGGCAACCACTCACTCAAAAAAACAAAGAAAATGAAAAAGGAAATAATTCGCCTAATCATTGCGCTCATTTGCGCCGGCCTTATTATGGGACATTTGCAAGATCCATATTGTTTATAATTAAATCAATCAAACATGAAAAAGAAAAAAGAAACAAAACCAAAAAAAGTTAGCGAATTAACAGAAAAAGAGATCCAAAAACAATTAACCGAAAAACTGGTAAAATCTGGCGTATCCGCTGACTTTTTAGCAAAACATTTTTTCGTAGTCAAGTTAGGTTAACTGATGAGGCTTTGTGAGCCGAAATGGGGCCTATTTAGGCCCTATATTAACCAAATGAATAATTTATATGTCATTAGTAAAAACAGACGTTTTAAATGACTTATTTGACTTTTGTATTAAAAATCATTTCCAATTATTGGAAGAGTATCAAAGGATAAAAGCCGCATATGGTCATAAAATTACATTTCCGGCCTTTTGCGTCTCTTTTTATGCAAATTTAAATGACTTGACAAATGAAGATAGAGAGCATTACGACGACGATACTAAATGACCAATACAATTGGATCGAAAGCAATTATAAGGCCCTAGAAACGTCTTATATCAACTTAGAGCATGACAAGGTAAAAAATTTACCTTTCGCGCTGTATTGTATTGCCATGTATGCTAAGCATAAACAGCTAGTTAACTAGGCTCAACCTTACAATTATAATCTCTTGCCAGCATTACGGCGATCTCTTGTGCCGTGTATGCATTGGGGCAATTTATTATAATTTGCGCCGGCTGTTCGTATTCTTTTGTCAAGGCCTCAACTATTTTTAAATAAATAGGTTGAACCTGGGCATCATTTACGGCTAGTAGGTTAGATATTGTATCAATGCCATGCATTACGGTTGCATGATCACGGCCAGCATAATTGGCTATCGTCATCAATTTGTGCCCTAGTTTATACCTGGCAATATAAAAAAATAAATGCCTGGCCAGGACGAAAGGCCTTGCACGTGATGAGCTAAAAAAATTATCTTTTGAAATGCCGCAACATATGCAAACGATATTTACTAAACTATCAAATTTTATCATATTATAATTTTTTACTATGTATTACAAATATTCAATGTTTAAACATCAATGTTGCAACATCAATGTTACAACTTCTACCTTTTTACCTATATCCCGCCAAAAACCCCAAAAACTCCCAACCAGCCAAAAACCCCAAAAACTTCTTAAATAACCAATCATATATTTTTACTTTATTTATTTATGTTTAGACATTCTATATATTATATATATATTTTTTTTATATCAATAGTATTAATAACTATAAATAATGTATTCTGTATTACCCCAAAAACTCCTTATCCACCCTAACAAAAACTTCACAACATTTTTTTGGGTACGCGATTTACACGATTTTTTCGTGTTTCTACCTTCCCCCACAGATTCATTTGTATTTTTTCTCCAATAAGTAAAAGTAGAAAAAAATCGCGTCCATCGCGTACCTGACTGATTATCAACGACAAATGATGTACCCAATCGCGTACTTTTGCAAAAAATCGCGTACCAAACCCAAAAATCGCGTACCAAAAACCCAAAAGTCCGACAAAAACCTTTAGAACAATTCAACATCATCTTCTTTTATTCTACTAAACTTATAAACTTTTCGATTTTGGGACGCCTTTTCTCTCTTCTGGGTACACGATATTTTCAAAAAGGTACACGATTCTTCGACCGCTTTCGAAAATCGCTTCACCGAATAATCCTTCTTTTCAAACCCATGCATTGCCAAAAAATCGTTGTAAAGTTGCTCCTGCGAAATCCAGTTTTCCTCCCCCTCTTCCAAAAACCCCATAAAGTACTCCAAAAACTCCTCGCCGAACTGCACCTTGATCTGCTTCCTTAGTAACTTCTCTGATTTCTCCATCTCCATAACCCCATTCTCAAGGTAATCTCTTACGCACTCAAACATCATATTATAAAACCTATTCCACTCATCCTTATCCCAATCATCAAATAGCTTATGCCCAAACTCATCTTCCGGTGTCTTATCCAACCCAAAATACGGTGCAAACTCTAACACCTTCTGCCTTCTCTTAGCATGATTCCCCGAACTTGGCAAAGTATAGTTCGTAGTGAACATCACTTTAGGCGAATCCTTATAGGGTATAAACAGCTCATCTTTGTTTTTCTTCTCTACAGTAATCCCTTCCGTTATAATGGCGTAAAAGCCCTCAAAATCAACGTTCTTGCGCGTATCCTCAATAGCCAAGATCCTCGTATCCAAATCCACCCTCTGAAACGCAAAGTTCTTGTCAATCTTAAAGTTCTTGCCATCCACCCTAACTGTAGTATTCAAATAAGATAATGCCTTTACAAATATCCCCTTCCCAGTTCCGCCACCCTTTGCCTCATGCTCTGTCTCTTCAGCCAGTATCACAGAAAACGGCCTTGCCGGATCTTTGTACTTATGCAGTAAATAACCCATAAGCCCACAAGCATATACCAACCGCTCATCTTCTCCTCCACTTATAAATTTCAAAAACCTCCAGTATTCTACCTTATCCATATCCAGGTCCGACTCCAATACTATATGGTGATCTATAACTTGCGACTTCCAAATGACCGCTTCCATCTCTCCGTAAGACCGAAGTCTTATGCCATCTTGTTTAACTTCTACTACCCCATTCTTAAACGGAAAGTAGGCAGCGTCTTTTGTATCCGACAAAAAGTTCAGCTCTGCCCTTTCAAAAAACTCAAAGAAAGCATCCGAGAATAGCACCGAGCTACCTTGGTAAATCAGCTCAAGCAAACTCTCCTGCGTCACCCCATCAACCAGCGATGACTCCAACCTAT